TGTTTTAGTTTATGATTCTCCGCCCTCAAACGCAGTAAATCGGACAAAGTTACATCGTCCGCATGGCGGTCAGTAGGTTTATATGGCCCCAACCAACGGATTTGATCCATTTAGCGCTCCATCTGTTTTACCAACTTGAGGTTTAATATGATTTGTGGTACTTAGCAATCCCCTAATATTTGACTTTTAACTAAAAATAAATATGTTGAGATAATGGAAGACAATATCATTCCAGAACGCCCCTACGGCAAACGTACAAGGAACGGAAAGCGCATGGGACGCAAGCCGACGAAACCGCCTATTCCGCCAAAAGAAATAAAAGTTGAACGAAAACATCGTAGTAGAACCATTTCAGACGACAATTTAGTCCGCAAAGCCATCGTAGGCATGGCTCGCCGTAAATACACATACGACCAGATAGCGGATACGTTAGGCGTCAGTAAATCTTGGTTAAGAGAAAATTACGGCCACGAAATTAAAGCGGGGCGGGAAATTGCGGATGCGCTGGTCGTTGAAAACCTGTACGCCCAAGCCATGAAAGATACGCCAGCTTCCATCCAAGCGGGTATGTATATTACAAAAACTCAAATGGGATGGCGGGATAAACAAGACGACGAATATAACCGCGCACCCCAAGTCATATTTGATTTTAGCGGCCTATCCTACGAGGAACGAGGCCTCCTTATGGATAAACTTAGGAACAAATCATTGTCCCCCGCCGATACTATAGAAGGGGAAATAGTAGATGCGGACGAATAATACGCAGCTCTATAAAGCAAAAAGTCTGGAGGAAGCCGTTGAAAAACACCCGGATGCGGCTCTTTTAGAACTAGAACGCCTCCAATACGAAGAGAATATGGTGGATTTCGTAGAGGGCGCATGGAAATATATAGATCCTAACCCGTATAAATACGGCTGGCATCTGGATGCTATAGCGGAACATTTACAGGCCGTAACCCGCGGGGAAATTAGGCGGCTGGTTATTAATGTCCCGCCCCGTACGTCTAAATCTTCCATGGTATCCGTCTGTTTTCCCGCTTGGACATGGGCACAATCCGATTATGGACCATTATCTGGTCCACATGTGCAATTCTTATATGCGTCCTACGCTCAAACGCTCTCCATCAGAGACAGCGTCAAGACCCGCAGATTATTGGAATCTCCGTTTTTTAAAAAATATTGGAATAGAAAATTCCGCATTACATCAGATCAGAACACAAAAGTAAGATTTGATAACGATAAAGGCGGTTACCGCCTAGCCACATCCGTAGATGGCGCATTAACGGGTGAGGGCGGCTCCATTATATTAGTGGACGACCCCCATAATGCTAATGAGGTAGAATCGGATCTCGTAAGGCAGGGAACTTTGGACTGGTGGGATCAATCCATGTCCACGCGCCTTAACGATCCCAAAACGGGGGCTTACATTGTTATTATGCAGCGTTTGCATGAATCTGACCTGACTGGTCATATTCTATCCAAAGACAAAGGAGATTGGACGCATCTCTGTCTCCCCATGCGGATGGAAACGGACCGCAGATGTATTACGCAATGGTTTGTGGACGACCGTGAGGAGGGGGAACTCCTTATTGAAGACCGTTTTGGCGAAACGGAAGTAAAAGCATTGGAGATTGCGTTGGGTCCGTCCGCCGCCGCCGGACAACTTCAACAACGGCCCGTACCCAAAGGGGGCGGCATTTTTAAACGAGATTGGTGGGTTCTATGGGACGAAACCATATCCGGCACGGAAGGTATGCCCAAAACCGTATTCCCCGCCTTTGATTATATCGTAGCTTCTTTAGACACAGCTTATACCACACGGCAGGAGAACGATTATAGCGCCATGACAATCTGGGGTGTTTGGACAGACCGCCAAAACAATAGGCGCATTATGTTGGTATACGCATGGCAAGATCGTTTGGAGTTTCCGCAATTAACAAAGGAAGTTGCGGCCCTCTGCGTCAAATTTAAAGTGGATAGATTGCTGATTGAATCAAAAGCCGCCGGAATATCGGTAGCGCAGGAACTCCGTACGCAATTTTCCAGAGAGGATTGGGGCATCCAACTCGTGGATCCGGGGCGCGGAGATAAAGTAGCTAGAGCATATTCCGTCCAACACCTCTTTGCGGATAAAATGATCTACGCCCCTGACTACGAATGGGCGGAAAAACTTATCACACAGTCAGAATCTTTCCCAAAAGCCGCCCACGATGATTTGGTTGACAGCATGACCCAAGCTCTTATACATTTAAGAACAATAGGTTTTGCACAAAAACCCGCAGAAATAGTAGCGGACCGTACGGATACTATGCTATATAAACCATCTAGACCGCAACCGCTTTACCCGGTGTAATACATGCCATTAGCCCCTATGAACATACGGCAGGTTCCCACTTTGGGAAATATGAGTCCTCCTATGGAGGAATTGTCCGTAACGGTAAATGGCGATGTTGAACAAGCGCCTAAGCTGGATCTGGATTCTAATGTTATTAAAATAGAATTACCGGATGGATCCGTCACAATATCTATGGGCGGTTTAAAAAAAGCTAAGGAAGATTCCGAATTTAATGATAATCTGGCGTTAGAATTAGATAATTCCGCTTTGGGATCAATAGCTTACGAATTAACGCGCCTAATTGAACAGGACGACGAATCCCGCGCGGAACTGCTACAGCAATACGTTGCGGGTCTTGATCTATTAGGAACAAAGATAGAACAACCGCGTTCCAATGCTAACGATGGTTCTACCGCCGTAGAGGGACAATCTACCGTCCGCCATCCGCTGCTGTTGGAGGCTATCGTAAGGTTCCAAGCTAACGCACGAGGAGAACTTTTACCATCCGGCGGCCCCGTTAAAATCCGCAACGATGGTTTATCCTCCATTGCTAACGATATTAGGGCGGAGGAATTTGAACGTGACTTCAATCATTATCTTACGGTCACGGCCAAGGAATATTATCCCGACACAGAACGTATGTTCTTTGACTTGGGATTTGGCGGTACGGCTTTTAAAAAAGTCTACTTTTGTCCCATCCGCCGTAGACCAGTATCGGAGTTTGTTCCCGTACGGGATGTTATTATTTCAAATGCGGAGACAAGCGCATGGACGGCCCAGAGGGTAACGCACGTTATCCGTATGCAGCCTTCCACGCTTAAACGGATGCAATTATTAGGCGTCTATAGAGATACGCCGCTCACAACGCCTCAACCGCCCAAGAAAAACATAGTGGATGAGAAGATTGAGAACATGCAGGGTGTCATACCCTCCATGACGATGGCGTATGAAACGGAAATCCGTGAGATATACGAATGTTACTGCGAGTTGGATCTTCCGGGATTTGAGCATGAGGATAAGGATGGACCGACTGGTCTACGTCTTCCATACCGTGTAACCATAGATAAAACATCCAAAGAAATATTAGAAATCCGCCGCTGGTGGAAAGAAGACGACGAAACGATGCTACGCCGTCAGGTCTTTGTGGATTATATTTTTGTTCCGGGTTTTGGATTCTACGGGCTCGGTTACTTGCATTTATTAGGCAACACAACCATGGCGTTGACGGCGGGTGTCCGCCTATCCGTGGATAATGGCATGTTTGCTAATTTTCCGGGATTCCTATACGCCAAAAGCGCCGGACGGCAGAACACAAATGAGTTCCGCGTACCACCGGGCGGCGGCATGCCGATTGAAACCAATGGCCAAGCCATTCAAAATGTTGTAATGAATTTACCGTACCGTGGCGTAGATGCGGCTTTCCTTAATCTCATGCAGATGATTGAGCAGGGCGGCCAAAGACTTGGCTCTACGGTAGAGATAAATGTGGGTGAGGGTAACTCCGAAGCCCCAGTAGGTACGACCATTGCGTTAATAGAACAGGCGCAAAAGATTATTTCTTCCGTTCACAAGCGTATGCATGCGTCACAGGCTCGTGAATTTGAATTATTAAGAGAGTTGTTTAAAGAAAGCCCGGAGAGCTTCTGGGAAAATAATAAGTATCCAGCGTACCCGTGGACGCCAGATACGCTTATACAGGCTTTGGAAAACGTTAATTTGGTTCCGGTTGCGGATCCAAATACGCCATCCCATACGGCGCGTATTCAAAAAGCCATGGCTATCAAGCAGCTACAGAGCGCTAATCCTACGCTGTACGATGCTAAAGCGGTTGATATACGTGTTTTAACGATGATGGGCATAGAAGATGCGGCCTCATTGTTTGCGCCACCTGCTCCGCCTCCGCCACCAGATCCGTTGGCGCAAGCTAAGTTGATAGATGCACAAGCAAGGACGGCTGAAGTTAAAATTAAAGCATTTGAGGCCCAAA